CGCAGGAAAACAGGACTATCTTTTAGGTGGCTTTAATGCTATACTAAAGGTTAATAAGAATGGCACTGCCAAGATGTTCGGCACTGACAAGCAGGATATCTTCGGTATGAAGGTTCCCGGTGGAGCGGATGCTATAATAGGGATAGGTAATCAGAAGGCTGTAAACTTTAGTGGGAAGGAATTAGTTAAAAAACTAAAAGGTCAGAAAACCCCTAAATACACACCACCTAAAGAACCCAAACCTGTAACTACTAAATCCGCAAAGGAATCACAGAAGAAACAAAAGGAGAGAAAAGGGTTTAACTACCTATCTAAAGAAGATGAAAGCAGAGTGGATACTTTACTTAGTTCTGTGGGCGATGTTTCATCGGCCCGTATTGGGGCTACTGCTGCCATAGGTGGTGGACTACTGGGATTATGAGAACAGATAAACAAAACACATTCATAGACCAATACTGCCTACATGGTAATGCCGCTAAAGCCGCACAATTGGCAGGGTATTCCCATCCTAAACAAAGGGGTTACGAGTTAAAAAGCCAGTTCTCTAAAGAGATAGAGGAGCGTACACGCAAGTTAATACAAGACTGCGTACCCGGTGCTTTATCACAACTGAAATCTCTTTCAGAAGGCGCGGAGAGCGAGTCAGTACGCCTCGGTGCTGTGAAAGATATACTGGACAGGGCTGGCCTTAAACCCACTGAAAAGATCAAGCAGGAAGTGTCACACGTTGAGGCTCAGACTACTGAGGAACTTCAACGCGAACTAGAGGCTTTAATTGGAACAAAGCATTGAGAAAGCCGTAGAGATAGCAAGAGAGTTAAGAAAGCGAGAACGCTTTAACAAGATAGATTTCTACGACCCATACCCATATCAGGAAGATTTCCACTCTACAGGCGTAGGAGCAAACCAACGCCTACTGATGGCGGCAAACCGCATTGGAAAGTCTTACTGTGGGGCCGCAGAGATGGCCTATCACCTAACAGGGCTATACCCTGACTGGTGGAAGGGTAGGAGATTTAGAAACCCCATTACAGCGTGGGCAGGTGGTGTATCGAATGAAACCACCAGAGATATTGTACAAGCAGAATTATTGGGTTCCCCCGATGACCCCGAAGCCTTTGGCTCTGGCGCGATTCCTAAACATACTATTATAAAGACGGAACGCAAACCCGGAGTGCCAAACGCCAAGTCCGTAGCCCTCATACGGCATATTTCCGGCGGGAACTCTTCTTTACACTTTAAAGCCTATGAGATGGGCGTAGAGAAATGGCAAGGTCGTTCAGTAGACGTTGTATGGTTGGATGAGGAACCATCCAGAGAACTATACTCCCAGAGCGTAACACGAACGCTAGATAGGCGGGGGATGGTTTACATGACCTTCACCCCAGAACACGGTATGACAGAAACAGTTGCCGCCTTCCTGAACAACATAAAGAAGGGGCAGAGCCTAATCAACGCCACATGGGATCACGCCTCTGAGAAAATAAAGTCCAAGAACGGAAAGGAGGGACATCTCTCTGAGGACGCGATGGAGCAGATTCTATCTGCCTACTCCCCACACGAAAGGGAGATGAGGAGATACGGTAGACCATCTATCGGCTCTGGCCTGATCTTCCCCGTTAATGAAGAAGAATTGATGTGTGATCCGATAGAGATTGAGGATCATTGGCCCCGTATAGCGGCTATTGACTTTGGTTGGGATCACCCCACAGCGGTAGTATGGTGTGCTATAGACAGGGAAGAGGAAACATTCTACATATACGACTGTTATAGAGCATCAAAGGCAAGTCCAACAGTTCACTCCGAGGTTATACGGCAACGACCCTATTTTATTCCCATAGCCTACCCACATGACGGAAATCGCAGGGATAGCATGGGAAACCCCGGACTTGCTGAACAATATAGAAACCTTGGCTGTAATTTTCTTTTACAGCACTTTACAAATCCTCCTGGATTGGGAGAGAAGAAAGGCTCAAACTCTATAGAGGAGGGGGTTATGGCTATGCTGCAATCTATGGAGAATAAGAAATTTAAAGTATTCTCCACCCTACACGATTGGTTTGAAGAATTCAGAATGTACCACAGAAAAGAAGGGAAAGTTGTAGCCCTGCGTGATGACCTTATGAGCGCAACACGCTACGCCTTCCAATCACAACGATACGCTCTTGCGGGTTCTGACCCCGAATGGACTAGCGATCTAACCTATAGGAACTACGGCATTGTCTGATAACGAAACAGAATTAGTATCACGAATACGTCAAGAGATTGAAGATTCTCTTGGGTATGATGGTGAGATATCTATACAGCGAGAGAAGGCCATAGAGTATTACTATGCCCTACCATTCGGTAACGAGGTAGATGGTCGTAGTCAATACGTTGACTCCACTGTACAAGACACTGTCGAGTGGATCAAACCCTCTTTGATGAGGGTATTCGCGTCTGGTGACGAGATGGTTAAGTTCTCCCCGCATGGCCCAGAAGACGTTGCTGCGGCAGCGCAGGCTACTGACTATGTTAACTACGTCTTTACTAAAGATAATCCCGGCTGGGAAATCCTTTACTCGTGGTTCCATGATGCCCTCTTACAGAAGAATGGAATAGTAAAGGTATGGTGGGATGAGTACCCAGAGGAGAAGAGAGAAGAGTATCGCGGTCTTGGGGATGTGGAATTTGAATATCTGATCTCTGATGATGAAGTAGAAGTAATAGAGCATACAGAATACACAGAAGATGACGGAATATACCATGATCTTGTAATTAAGCGATCCAGTTACAACGGTAAGATAAAGATTGAGAATGTACCGCCTGATGAATTCCTTATCTCAAGAGAGGCTAAAGGAATACAGGACGCACGATTCGTATGTCATAGAGTAAAGAAAACGGTTTCAGAACTAAGGCAGATGTACCCTGACGATGACTTTGATGTGGGCGAGTTAGGTGGGGGATATAACGAAGAGTTATACAATGCGGAAAGAATTGCTCGTTACGAGTTTGATGATTCAGCCTCTTGGGGTGGAGGGCTAAACGAGAATGGTGAAGAGGCTCTAAGAGAGTATTGGCTACATGAATCCTTCATCAGAACAGATTATGATGATGATGGTATCGCGGAATTAAGAAAGGTTTGTACGGTGGGAGATTATATATTCTCCAACGAGGAGATTGATAAAGTCCCACTCGTTTCTATTACCCCTTTAAAGATACCGCATAAGTTCTTTGGCCTGTCGGTTGCTGATCTTGTTATGGACCTACAGTTAATTAAGAGTACGCTGATGCGTAATTTAATGGACAACGCCTATAACCAGAACTTTGGCAGGTACGCTGTCTTAGAGGGGCAAGCGAATCTTGATGACCTATTAACGCAAAGACCAGGCGGTGTGGTAAGAGTTAAATCCCCACAAGCCGTCATGCCCTTGGCTACCCCTCCCCTCCAACCTGAATCCTTCCAGATGCTTGGATATCTTGACGAGGTAAGAGAGTCTAGGACAGGAGTAAATAAGAACACACAAGGTATCAACGCAGACGCTCTGACAAGCCATACAACGGCCACAGCGGTGAATGCGGTGATGACCAATGCCCAGTCAAGGGTAGAGTTAATCGCCCGTCAGTTCGCGGAGACAGGCGTTAAAGAACTAATGTATTGTATATACGAACTCCTGCTAAAGAACCAAGATAAGGAACGAGTAGTAATGCTAAGGAACGAGTGGGTTCCTGTCCGTCCTGATATGTGGGATGATAAGATGGACTGTACGGTATCTGTTGCTTTGGGTAATGGCTCAAAGGATCAGCAGATGGCTCACCTTTCCCAGATGTTACAGTTTGCAGCACAGGCCATGCGGGGTGGACTCCCCATCGTAACCTCAGAGAATATGTACAATCTAGGGGCCGCATTGATAAAAGCAATGGGCTACCAGAACGTAGATGATTTCTTAACCAAGCCACCACCGCCTCAACCCAAACAACCGACCCCAGAAGAGCAACTTGCCCAGATGGAAATGCAAGTCAAGCAGAAGGAGTTGGAGATCAAGGCGGCTGATGTACAGGTTAAGATGCAGAAGATTCAGCAAGACGCTAAGAAAGATGCGGTAGACGCACAACTTAAAGTTGCTGAACTCGCACTAGAGAAAGAACAGAACAGAGCGGTAGCCTTGGGATGATAGACATCGAAAGAGAGCGTCATGCTAAGAATCTTTTACAAGATACGCTACTACAGGAATCATTTGACACACTAGAAAAGAATTTACAGGATACTTGGAATAATTCAGGTGTTCATGATGTAGATACGAGGGAGCAGTGTTGGCTCTCGTTAAGACTCCTTGAACGGATACGCCTTCATCTAACCAGTATAGTTGATACTGGAGATATGGCGAGGAAGATTGAGGAATACCAAATCTAAGGAGAACACACATGGCGGATACGCAAACAGCCCCGCTCCCCGAACCGGGAAGTATTACAGAAGCACAATCAGCATTCTTAGGATTAATGGAACCTGAAGAGGTCAAACCAGAAACCGAAGAAAGCGCCCCTACTGAAGATGTTGAAGAGTCTACTGAGGAAACTCAAGACGAACCATTGGAGGAGGTTTCTGAAGATGAAGAAGATTCCGTTGAGGATGAAGAAGAATCTGAAGAAGAGTCAGAAGAAGATGAGGTCGAAGAGGAACCTGACGTTTATGCCGTTAAAGTTGACGGTGAAGAACTTGAGGTAAGCCTTGACGAACTCATTAGCGGGTACTCCCGCCATTCTGACTATACCCGAAAGACGCAAGAGATTGCAAGCGAGAGAAGTCAGATGGCCGAACTGCAACAGCAATGGTCTAATGAAATTACTCAAGCACAAGCGGAGCGTCAGCAATACATAGAAGCCCTTGGACAATTTGCAGAACAGTCTACGGCTGGATTAGAGCAGTTTAATAATGTTGATTGGGATAACCTGCGACAAACAGACCCCATTGCATTTGTAACTAAGAAGGAAGAGTTCCGCGAGGCTCAAGAGAGGGTTCAGCAAGTAAAGGTTGAACACGACAGGAGCCTACAGAAACAGAATGAAGAACTAGCCAAGATGCGTCATCTTGCCCTTCAGGAAGAACACAAACGCCTAATAGAGGCTGTGCCTGAATGGAACGACAAGGAAAAGCGCGATAAGATGGCTGGTGATCTTTCCTCTTATGCTTTAGAGCAGGGATTCTCTAAGGAAGAACTGCAACAGTTAATAGACCATAGATCAATGATCGTTCTTATGAAGGCGCAGAAGTATGATGCACTTCAGAAGTCTGATGTTAAATCTAAGAAGTTGAAAAACAAACCCAAGGTTATAAGGTCTGGTAAAGGGACTAATAAAAAGTCCGATACCGCCAAAGCAAAACGTATTGCCTCAATGAAGCGTCTTAAAGAGAGTGGTCATGTAGATGACTCTGTTGCTCTCTTTGAGGATTTTGTAGACATTTAACTAAAGGAGGGAAACGCTATGGGCGTTCCAACGGATACTAGGGAAA